TGAAGAATATGTTTTGTTCTTGCTAAGTCAGCTTCTTCATATGTGAATAACATATTTTTAAGATTAGCTTTAGAAATTCCAGAAGAATATTCAGATTGTTTGTCCTCTTCATAACGGTCATCTTTCTTTTCTAAAAGTTCATTTTCATTTTCTCTAAAATTGTCATCAGTCCAAGTTTCATGACCAGGCTCAACAGGTTCTTTAGTTTTTTCACCTTCACCTTCAGAATCAGCATCACCATCTTCACCATCAGTATCTTCATCATCACCATCTTCTGGAGGAGTAGTACCTTGTGGGTTTTCAGTTTCAGCATCATCATCACCGTCCATATCATTAGATGGAAAATCAGCGCCAGTACCTTCAGGCTTTTCTTCTTCTTCCTCTTTATTTTCTTCAATAAAGTCATAGAATTTTTTACAAACTTTTAAAACGTCTTCCCAAGTTTTAACTTCCATAGCTTCTTTAACTAATGGAGCTTCCTCATCTGAGAATTCAACTGGAATATAACCTCTACCTTTTGAAGAAACATTAAGCCTGTCCATAAGACCTGCCTCATTAATTTCTCTATCATCGGTACCAAATAGGTTATCATCAAAAAGTCTCTTATAACCACTTTTAAATCTACGAACTATTCCAGGATATGTCTCTTGGATTTTACGTTCAATTCTAATATCTTCAACAATATTTAAATAAGCTCTAGGAATTTTTCCAATTTTCTTTTCAGAATCATGCCACCCATCAGCTGGAGTATAAAGAGCATGACCAACTTCATGTCCAACTAGTAAGTCATAAACATCCTTACCTTTGTCTTCCCAAAGTGGTAATCTTAAAACTCTATTCATAACATCAAATGATGCTGTTGAATAATTACCATGTTGAACTGATAAGTTCTCTTTGGCTAATAATTTTGCTAAATATTCTTGAGCTGATAAATTCATTATAGTTCCTCTTCGTCCCAATCTCTTTCTAATTCAGATTTCATAGCTTCCTTTAAATCCTCTTCATCCATAGAAACTTCTGGTTCACCATTGATTGTCGCATCAACTTTTTCATAAAGGTCTGTGAAAGCAATTTTAGTATCTTCATCAAAACGATTAACACATAAAGATATTGCTTTATCACGTTTGTTGAATATTGAAAATGTTTGAACGATGTGGCAAAGACGACGAGTTGAAATAACCTCATCAATTCCATCATCATAAAAAGTTTTTCTAATAGCATCTGCCCAACCAACTAAAAGCTTAGCAAATTCTTCATCCATAACTTCAAACTTTTTCATATGCTTCATAACAATTTTTTCCTCAGTTTTCATAGTAGGAAATGTTTGTTCAAGAGTAATAGTAAATCTCTCTAAAAAAGCATCATCAATAATTTGAGCACCTGAATAACGGCCATCATCTGAACCTTTACCTTTGGTATTTGCTGTAGCAATTATGTTAAAACCTTTTTTAGGAGTAACAACTTCACCTGTCTTTTTAATTAAAACTGGCTTACCTTCAAGAACACCTTGAAGACACATAATTTTATTAGTACCACGGTCAATTTCGTCAATCATTAAAACTGCTCCAGCTTCCATAGCCTTAATAACCGGACCTTTCATGAAAACTGTCTCACCTTTAATTAGACGGAAACCACCAATTAAATCATCTTCATCTGTTTCAGGAGATATTTGAACCCTAACATATTCACGATTTAATTTAGCACAAGCCTGTTCTATCTGAAATGTTTTACCATTACCTGATAGTCCAGAAACATAAGTTGGATAAAACATTTTAGATTTAATAACTTTTACAATTTCTGTAAAGTTTCCCCAAGGGACAAATGTCTCATCAAATTCAGGAACAAAAACTTCATCATTAGAAACTGAAGCAACACCTTTAATTGCCATTGCAACTTTAGCCTTTGTAGGAACAGCTGATTTTGGCATCATGCTTTCTAAGTTATAAACTCCACGGCGGACCGTAGGACATTTATTTGTATATCTTATATTGACATATGCAGACCTTGGATTTTCTCCAATAGATTCAGCAGCTTCCTTAATTTGTTTTGAAGTAAAATTACTCATTTTCGGGTAATCATTCATTAGTTTTTCAATTGTTGCATTCATATTATAACCTCTTTTTTTATTTTATATAGTATATTATATCATACTTTGCCGTTCTTAGGCAAGTATTTATGGGTCCAGTGGTGACGAGTGAGTGGTCCAGGGAATTTTAGATTTGAGTTAATAATTTGTCTAAATTTGGTTTAGTAATTTCAATTGTCACTGAAGGTAATGGTAAATTCGGTTGTTCGTTTAATGATATTAAAGTCGCACCAAAAAAGTTTAAAGTTTTAAATAATTCAAAAACTGAAATGTTCGGGTCAAAATCCATTGTGTGAGTTATCATTACGCAATCCTCAACATTGTCATAGGAATAGTCCATTTTTGACCATCATTCCTAGTACAAACACATTTAGTACGATTAATTTTATCAACCACTCCGTGTCCCATAGCACCCCAAGAAACTTTCATACCAACCTTTAAATCTAATTTGGTTGCCATAGCTAATGTCTTACGATGTTGTTTAAAGATAGGGATGATTTTATTTAAACCATCATTATCTAATGTTGCAATTAATTTTGCGATTTTATCAATGTTATTCATATATATTTAGTTCCTATTTTTATTTTATAATAGAGTATATTATATCATACTTTGGCTGCTTTAGGCAAGTATTTTCAATAAGAATTCTAACGGATCCGTTAGTTCAGCTAACTATTCTATGGTGCTGAAATTGTTGATTTTTTTAAATTGAATCTTAGCTTTGAGCTTATTTTCAAGTAGGTCTGGTTTATGGGAAATAATAAATGTATTTGTTCCATTCTCCAGAGTCAGTAGAATTTTTAATAGACTATCCACACCATCATCGTCTAGTGATGAGTCAAATGTCTCGTCAAGGATTAACAGATTTGTGTTAGTAGAATTTTTCATCTTAGCTATTTGACGCCAAGCAAATAATAAACTCAAGTCAATCCTCATCTTTTCTCCTTCTGAGAAATTGTCATAGACAAATGTATCCCTATGTCTGGACTTAATTGTCTCTTCAAAATTCTCATCTAAATGGAATGCAACAAAGAATTCTAAAACTTGAAGGTATTGATTAATAAGATTATTCATTGCAGGTAGATATTCTTTTATGACTTTAGTTCTTATCCCAGTATCTTTTAGCATTTCTGATGCTATGTCATTATATAATAAATCAGTATTTGCTTTATCATATGCCATTGACCATTGTGTGAGCTCATTAGATTGAGCAATTAATTCTTGTATTGGTTCAAACATATCAACTTCTTTAACTTGCTTATTTATTAAATTTGACATTGTATTATTATGTGTAGCTATTTTAGCATTTATAACTTGAACATCTGACAAATGATTTCGTGCACTTTCCAAAGCATCTTCTGCAGATTTTAGTTTAGCTTTAGTATGTCTCAACTCATTCATAGTTCCAAGACCGGACGCCATGATATCACTCTCCATAGATTTCTTTAAATCTTCGGAAATAGCTTGTGAACATATTGGGCATGCCACAGATGTCTCAAAGAATTTATGCCTATCCTCTAGACTCTTCATTTCATGTTGACATCTACCTTTATCAGAAATTAAATCATCTTTTACTTTTTTCATAGTCTTTAATTTATACTCTATTCCTGATTGAGGTGGACATGCATCTAATTCTTTTTTCAACGCATCTATTTTCCCCTGGGCCTCTGCTATTTCTGAATCAAATGACTGTTTAGCCTCTTTATTTAATTCTTCTAATTGGTTGATATGTTTTTTCTGATATTCTATTTTATCTTTTTGTGCACTAACATGTTGCTTATAACTTTTAGCTTCTTCACGAGTTTGTGATGACCTAACTTTTAAAACATTTTTCATCTTACCAAATATTTTAATATCTAATAAATCTTCAATGACATCACGCCTGTCATGAGCTCTTAATTGCATAAAAGGTATAAAGGAACTTGAACCAAGAACAACAATTTGATGAAATGATTTATGATTAAGCTTAAGGATATTTTGTTCTAAGAATTTTTGGTAGTCCCTAACATTTGTTTGTTGGTCTAGCATTCTATCATCTTGCCATACTTCAAAAAAGTTTGGATGTATTCCCCGTACAACTTTAAAGTCATGACCAGCTGTCTCAAATTCTATACTAACTCTACAATCTTTTCCATTTACTGAATTTACTAATCCATTCTTATTAACATTTCTATGAGCCTTACCAAATAAAGCAAAAGATATTGCATCAAGGATTGTAGATTTGCCGGACCCATTGGTACCTACAACAAGAGTAGATTTACTCTTATTAAGTTCTATTGTTATTGGGTTGTTGCCAGTTGAGAGGAAGTTCTTATATGTTAGTTTCTGGAACTGTATCAAGTATAATCTCCTGAG